TGCTAAACCATCAGCGGTTTGCATGGCCTCTGTCTGTGTATTGTCCATTGTATTTCCTTAATAGATGTCTCTACGCTTCCGGAGCAGAACTAGCATCTTTTCTAACATTTGCTAATTTCTCCGCTTCGAGCTTCACCTTTGTTTGTAGGTTGTTTAATTGAACTCTCCTATCAGCTTTGGCGTCTGAAGCAACGTCTTGTAGTCGAGATTTAAATTTCTCAACCTCGACACGTTTTCTGTCGCTAACAGACTCCCTTTGGGCAGTCTGGAGGTCTCCCTCCAAATTCTTTATTTGTTCTTCCATCGCTTTTATTTGTCTCTGTAATAATGCTTTTTCTTCAGTGCGACGCATAATACTTTCCTTGTCAAATATCTCTGGATTCTTTTTTAATACTTCTGTTCTATCAACAATGCCCATACGAAACGCTTCCATATACACTCCAAGCTCTGCCCATTTATTTGTTGGCAAAGTAGAACCCGGTTCTATTCGTATGTCATGTTGCGATAGATTATGTCTTTCTTTTTTAATGTCAAGCATCGTACCAATTTTATTATCATACATATTAACAGTTGCTTCAGTAATATCGTTATTAGCATTGAACAATCTAAATATTTTTTTATACGTGTAATGTCCTTTAGACAAGTTATACAATACTTGACCTACTCTATTAATACTAAACTCTAAATCGCGTAACTTTGACTTAGGCCTTTCAGTACCTAATGCAATCATACGCTCTGTACCAGCTACTGTTTCTGGAGCTTTTTCTGAAAATCCGTGCATCATCTCAGGTAAACCAAAGGTAAAGTCTATATAGAACTCACACTGCTGTATTAGTCTATAGAACTCAGAAGCTAATGGTTGGGGCGCTGGAAAGTGTGGCTCTCCTTGTGTTGAGTCAACTTCGATAACTGCGTTTGGATTAGCCCAGTCTCTTTCTAATTGTCCTAAATCTTCTACACTTCCAAGTGGAACAAGTAATTTAAGGCCACCAGATGCTTGAGCGTGGGAAACAGCAAGTGACCATAGTTTATTAAGAAGACGTTGCATTGGTCTAGCACGTGATACGTCTGACTGTGGATACGGTGTTTCTGTAAATATATTTGGGAAAGGTATGATTGGATAATGGTCTGTGTTAAGAATCGTTTCATATAATACTATTTGACCAATACTTGCACATACTTTAATCCTTGTTTGTTTTACAGGAATCACTTCATACTGATTTACTTCTATTTGTTCTCGATTATTTTCAACAAACTCTGCGTATTCTGGTTCACTAAGTACGGTCTCTTCTCCGTTTTGCATATCTATAATGCGGTAAAAAGTAACCTTTGTCTTATAAAATCTTTCTAGTATCTGATATTTGTTTCTTTCGTAGTATTCTAATTCTTTTGTCTCTGCGGGTGTAAATACCTTTTTACTGTTGCTATTCATAGCATCCGGATAATCTTCTTCAAGATATGTTTCAAGGTCTTGGATTATACCGGTTTCCATTTCACCGGTCTCTTCATTCTCTTGTTCTGCTAATTCTGGGTAGAGGCTAGTAACCTGTTCACCTGTAAGTATAGTAGAAAGGATGATGCTCTCGGCATCATCGTACCATCGGTTGCGCGTATTAGGGGAAACATAGACCCTGAAAGGATTTACATATGTGAACTTTACATCGCCTCTACCGAAGTCTGATTCGGGGTCGACATAACAATACAGGTAACCCATACCTGTAGTTGCGTAATCGTGTATTGCTTGTTTTAACTGCCAGTCACCATTTGATTGTCCCCATATAAAACCCATAATAGTTCTCCATAGTGAAGCAACTTTAACGTCTGAATCTTCTCTAGGGGTTATTGTAAAGGCTGGTGAACGTGAAGTTAATACTGCTTTAAACTTTTCAATAGCAGGGCCAATTCTATCCATTGGTACATCTGCTTGATTGCGTGACTGTAGCTCATCTACTTCATCAGAAGTATAATGATTGCCGTGATAAAAATCTATATCGTAACGAGATTCATTATCCCAAGTTTGCCTAGCATCTCTATATCGCCTATAAAGCTCTTGGTTATAATCTGCTCTTTTATCTTTTTCTAATACCATCAACTTCCTTCTGCTGCAAGCCGTTGAACAAGAACCCTGTTTATTAAACCCTTAACCTGTGGATTTAAAACATTCGGTGTTACATTATTTCTTTTTAACATACTGCCTTGATTTTTAGATAAAGGTGTTTCTAATCCATATATAGGCAAGATTGCTTCAGCTAACTTTGGAACCTCAACTCTTTGCTCAATCGTTACACCATTCTCAGATTTGCTTTGGTATACATCAGGCTGTAAAGGCGCAATTCTTTGGTCGGATGCAATAGAACCCATTAAATTGTTGTTAGAAACCATACCACCTTCTTGCGCTATTTTCATTCCAGTTTCTTCTTTATCAGAATCTGGAATGTAATATTTTTTATCTCCTTTAGCATTTCTAAGCATTTCATCAAACAAATCTTCAACTTCTAATATTTGTCTAGGACTTCTAGGTCCTATAAAATCGGGATAAAGATAACGTGGCATACTTTCTAAAAAAGGAAATATAACATCTATTTTTTCTTTTGGTTGCCTAGACATAGTATTTTTTTCAGCCTGTTTTCTTAATTGCACTTGTCCACCATCTTGCATGGGTACACGCTGTCTTGAACGAGGTATTTTAGACTGCTGCATCCTACGCTTAAGTCTTTCTACATCAGCGTCAGTGTCCATAGGCTCGCCTGTAAATGGATTTATGTCTCTACTTGTTTGTAAAGAATCCATAAATGCTTCAAATTCTTTTTCAGCTTTTTCAAAATTACTTAGTCCGGCGCCCATAAGACTTCTTGGTGGGCCAAATCTTTCATTGGGATTACGTATTTCCTGTTGCCTGCGAGGCGGAGCTGTACCTTTTTCTTGTGTCAAGGGTAACATTAATGCTTTTGAAAATGCCTCATTAGGGTCAATTTCTCCACGAAACATTCTTGCAGCTAGGCTATCTTGCTCTGGGTAGTATGATTGTTGACCTCTTCTATCCATAAAAAACTTATACGTTAATGGAAACTGTTTTAGCATTTCCATATCTTTTGCCGGATAAGCACCTTTGTCAACTTGACCACCCTCTTGATACATTCTAGGGTTCATGCGTTGCATAGGGCTAAAGTTCATAGCAGGGTTCATAGGTCTTTGCATCATAGGTTGTCCATCTACCATACCACCCATTTGCATCTTGCCCATAGCTTTGGCTATTGCCATACCGCGTTTGCGTTCGTACTCAGAAATGTTACCATCACCATCTAGGTCTGATTTCTTTTTATCAAAACCAGTGCCTTGATTGAACATTCTACGGCTGTGTACCTCCCCACCATCTTCGTACTGTACCATACCACCTTGCTCTTTACCAATTAAATTTTTTAAAAAACCTAATGGTGATTTTTCATTATCCATATCAAGTATTGATGTTTTATTTTGTCTATCAAAATATCCTTCAACTAAATCAGCTGGTAATGAATCCTGAGGTGCAAAAGCCATTTTTCGTCTAGCGCTAGATTGTGCTTTTCTATCCAATAAAGACATAGACTGAGATTGTCTTGGTTCAGAAAGATAATAGCGAAGACCATCGCCTTCTCCTACTTGGTCAGCTGGTATAGCCATAATCACCTGTCCTGTAAACATATCACCATCTCTTCCTATATCTCTTGAAACTACACGAGAACCACGCAAAGTCTTGCTTTGCACTTGTCCACCTTCTTGGTACACGGGTGATTTAGGTTGCGCTATGCCATTTTGCATAGAGGCAGAAGCAATCAACGCATCAATGGCACTATTACCATTCTGCATTTGTTGTCTGTCTCTACCTACTTGTGTGATTTGTTGTAATACGGGCAGGTAATCAGGTACTGCCTCTTTTGGAATAATGTATTCTCCACCTTCGAGTTCTACGTCTGGGCCGTTAGCAACTGAAGCTGGAACCCCACCGTCTGCGTGGGATGGTCCTCTTACAAGACCGTAACTTGGGAATCTTCCCTTACTTGTATTAGCCATATGGTATGTGGATTTATAGCCTTTTGTTTATAAACAGTTAGTGAAGATATTCTTCACAGTCTATTAATATAGTTAATAAAATAATATAATGCAAATAAATATTTTAGTTTGTTCTTGCTCCTGTCATCCAGTTATATTTTTTAAGTTTTGAGAAGGTACCGCGCTTTTTGCTGGACGCTTTAAACTCGTCTTTAGTGCTGGCTTGGCTTTTGGGTGGACGTGCAAAATAGTCTGCATAGTACAACGCATCCATAAGGTCATCGTTGCGAGGTTTTGGGTGTTCAAAAAACTCATCAACGATTTCTGTCATCTCTCTACGAATATATAACTTTTTGGAGTTTACAATAGGTCCAAGTGTAGTTTCTAGTCTATCTTCCTTTTTAATTCTTGCTGGAGGCTTAACGCCTTTGAATATGCCCGGCATCAATCTTTTCTCATTAGCACTCATACGCGTTACCATATCCCTAACCATTTCTTGCGCTGCTACCGTTTCAATCGTTACGCGTTTTACTGGACTGTATTTTTTTGCTATCTCAATAATCTTTGCAGGAACATCAAATGTAGGTATGCGCTCTCTGAAGTATTCTAGTACGTATCTATTCTTACGAGCGTCAATACCCATAACCAGTATTACCTGATAGTCTGAGGTATCCGATGCGGTAGCTGCAAGGTCTACACCAATGTAAATGTTTATTGGTATCATCTCGTTTTTTTCTGCAAGATAGTTAAAGTTACTCATTTTTCTTCTTTCACCAGAGTAGTATTGAATCCTATCTATTTTAAATGATGCGTTCGTTACATCGCGAGCATCGTTCATATACTCTTGTGCAAACTTATTAACGAGACCCGCTTCTATGAACTCCTGTTTCTTTGCTCCTAGTTTTTTTAACGAAAACTGTTCAGGCCATATAGACTTACCGCTTTCTATTGCACTATGAAAGTACACATCCCAAGGATAGTGTCTATCGTCTTTCTTTGCCTGCTGGAATCCGTCATAGGTCATTTGTAAGAAACTATCAAAGTGTACAATCGTACCTGCAAGCCATATCCAACCTTCTCTACCCGGTGATTCCTCTAATGCAGGATAAATTGTAGATACTACCCAACGCTTAATGTCATTTCTTCTATCAGGTGTCTTGGTATTTAACTCCGACTCAAAGTCGTCTAAGATAATACCGGTATACCGCACATCTACTTCAGCACGACCTCTTAGTCTTTGGCTAGTACCCTTTGCAATAATTCTATCGCCTTTAGGGGTTACAAGGTCTTTTTCTGTCCAACGTTTTCCAACGCTACCACCATCCATATTCCCAAAGTAATACTTAATCATCTTATTTGTTTCTAGGTGATACCTTAAAAATTTTAGGTGGTCAATAGATTGTCCCTGTTCTTCCGATACCCATGCTATAAAGTTTTGAGCATCTGTACCAGAAAAGCATAGTTTATGTAAGATTGCGGTTTTGGATAGTATGGATTTACCAAACCCCCTTGGCAATATAATACAAATACGCTCTCCGGGCTTAGTCGATATTAATCGTTTAGATATTTGATAGTGGCAAAGAGGTGAGGCACTTTTATTTAAAAAGTCATTTGGCAAGAAAGCCCTACCAAAGAATAGTAAGTCGTTATAGCATTTTGCTAATACCTCGTCTCTTTCGGACATTTCCGATGCTGGAGGTATGACATTAAATGTTTGCAGACTATTGTCTAGCTGCTTTTCTTTTTTTGTAAGCTTCTCTTTTTCTTTTTTTGTTTTCAAGTGTTAGCTTTCTTTTTCTACGCTTTCTCTCTTTGGCTTTCTTGTTCGGCATTTACCATTTGACCTTATCTGCCCAATAAGCTGCGGACATCTTACCCTTTGCAATGTTCTTTCTATGTCTTGCCTTGAATGACTTACGTTTCATCTTTGTTCTGCGCGATTCCCCCGCCTTGGGCTTTCCCGCTGTCTTTGCACCCTGCTGTCCAAAACGAATGGTCTTTATCTTGTCGCCTTCCTTAGCAACCACAATATGACTTTTTTTTGGATGTCCGGGGGTACGTTTGGGTTTATTGAATCCAGTGACACCAGCTCTAGCTAGGCGTGGGTCTTTCTTTCTCATCTTTTCCTCGTGGTCTTTTTACGGGTAGTTTTCTTTTTACCACCACGTATAAGGTCTGCATCGGCCTTACGTGCACCACCTTTACCAGTGGCAAAGCTACGAACACGTCCCGCTGCCCAAGCGTGGGCACTTGTGCCGGGCCTCGAACCGCTGGAATAGTACGCCCCCAACCCTCTGGAGTAGACCTTGGACAGGGTAGACTTTGCTATCCCTGAACTTTTAGAGTATTTACTAATAACGGCAGACTTTGAACTACCTCCGCTTTTTCTTTTTGGTGCGCTTTTTCTTTTTGCTGGCACTTTGACTCCTCTCTTTTGATATTCTATCCATCATGGCTGGCGTGAGTTTACCAGCAGCATAAAGCTTTCTTGTTTCTATTATCTCTGATTCTACTTTCGATGGACTTTTGGCACCCCTAACATATTTTTTAGGAACGCCTCTTTTGGTTTTTGCTACTTTTTTAAATTTACGGGCCATAGTTATTTCTTTTTTTTCTTAACCATTCCACCCTTCATCATCTTCTTGCGCTTGACCATTCCGCCACCCATCATCTTTTTCTTCTTTTTGGCACCTGACTTCTTTTTTGTATGATACGGCATTATTTACTCCTAATTAGTTTAATATTATAAATTGCGTTACCCCATGTAACTTTGCTAGGGTAGCACCACATTAATCTGGTGAACCCTCTGTAAGCATATTAGACTCAAATGCTTTTAGTTTGTCACGGGAAAACCCAGTAAACTCTTGTATTAGTGCAACTGAGTCTGTTTTCTTTTCGGTTGATAATAAACCGGAAATCTTCATTAATGTTTCTAATGCGCGTAACTTATCCGCATCTCTTGCATCGTTCTTATCTACTACACCCTTGGCTTGCTCTAATAAGTATGTCTTGGTAATACCAAGGTCATTCATTAGTTCTTCTACTTCTTTATTCACAAGTGTCCTTATCTTTTTTTGTTTTAGTAATACTTTGGTCCTTTTATGTGCATAATCCCTGTTATTGGTCTTATAAACATTTAAATACGCTTCTACCGGTTCTCTACCCAATGCTATCATCTTTGCAAATAACTTTTCTCTATGGGTAATAAACTTACTCTCATCGTACTTTTTAAAGGTATAGATGTCTTTTGGTGGCTTACCTGTTAGTTTGTGGTCCTCTGTTGCAAAGGATGTACCTAGTAAGGTTCTCACGTAATAGGTCTTCTTACCTTTTTTATCGTTATACATCAATGCTTTGCGCAATATAGTAAGAACCTGTCCATCATCGCTTCTGACCCATTGTCCCTCTTCTGCAGTTCTCCAGTCTTGTTGCAGCTCTTCTTTGCGGTGATGTTTACGAAACTCCTCCTCGTTCTCGTATATATGGTAGTCCACTCCCTTTATGGTCTTTTTGTACATATTAGGCCTCTGCGGTGAACTCCCCATCAAATGTATCTATGAGCAGAGGCATCTCTATTTCTTCAATAATCAAGAGTATCTCTGTCATGTAATGAAAGTCTCCAGTCTCCTTGAACTTGTCTGATAAAGCTTTGAGCTCATCAATCGTTGGGCCTAAATCAAGAATACTATTTGGAGTGCTGTTTTCCATAGATATAATATAAAAATAGTTATTTTGGTATACAAGAAAAAAGGTGTTGACACTTATAGGTAAAAACTAATAAATTTAAACGTCGGTTGAAGCAAGTGAATAATATTATTAATATATTAATATATTAGTATTATAATATTATAGTATTATAATATTAGTAATATTAGCGCTTTTTAATATTATAATATTAGCGGCGGTGTGACCTTTTCAATCACCTCGATTGTACGTCCTCCTTTTATCACACCGTCGCCTTACCTTTCCTAAGCCGGCGCGCTCTCCCAAAGAGCTTGCGCCCGGCGCTACCTAAAATCTCTAAAATTTTTAAAAAATAATATTTTTATGTGTGCCTTTCTTTTATTTTGCACACGCCCCCCCTCGTTAGGATTTTAGGTTAGAAAAGTTAGGTTGAGAATTACGGTTCAGGTTCTTTAGGTTAAAAATTCAGGTAGAAAGTAGAGCAACGGTAAATTTTTTTCTCGTCGACAAATTATTTTTTTTTAATTTTCTTGGAACTTTCTTGTATTCTCAGCGTAGCAAAGGGCAGTAGCTCTTTGACAATTTGATTATCACTTGACCCTCTCGGCACGCCCGTTAGTGGTCAGTGGTATTGAGGCCGTCCCAAGGGACAGCGGTCAATAAAACTTACTCAATCACAACTAAAAAAAGGATAAACATATTATGAGTTATTTTGATGAAATAGTACCTAACCTTACTAACGGTGAATCAGTATCGAGCGAGGGCTTGCAAAGGCTTGCATTAGAGATAATGAAAGGCCAAGATGTAGAGCCGGAACCCGAGATTATTGAGCCTGTTATTGAACAGCCCGTACCCGCTATGGATATTTTCAAGCATACGGTTGATTCAGTACCGGTTTATATCAAGGACAGTAACGGTTCGTTAGTCGAAATCACTGGCTTTCATGCTATGAACCGTACGAGAAAAGATGGTACATCAACGGAACCTGAAATATTGCACGTAGCACCACGTACTACAGCAATAATAACTATGGAACAAATTGAGTCTGTAGCACACGAATTAATCAAGTGCGGTTACAAGCTCACTGGTTCAGGTGAAATGAAGAATAACCGTTGGTTATTTATCGAACTTGAGCACGCTGAATTACCAACGCTCGAATTTGACGGTACCAACCTAGTTCCTAAGATGTGGATTGGTTCAAGCCATGATGGTTCGTTGGCCATGAAAAGCACGGTTAAATTAACCGATACATGGTGTGAGAACACTTTCATGCTTAACAGCGCTAGTGAGCTACTTTTCAAGGCTAAGCATACCCGTAATGCTGATATTAAGATTCAGGATTATGAACAGGGTATTCGTTCGGCTTCTGATTTGATTAAAGAATACTATTCTTTGGCCGAGAAGATGAACGATACCTCTTTTGTAGGTCAGCAACGCTTGGAGAAATTCTTTGCTCACACGCTTGGAGCCGAGAAGAAATCAAGGGTACGTAAAATCAACGGTAAAGAATACGATTCCGACCCGATGTACTCCGGCAAGCATGAGAATCAACTCAATCAGTTGTTTGAGTCTTATCAGTACGGTAAGGGACAGAATGAGCGAGGTGAAACCGTATGGTCCGCCTTCTCGGCTGTAACCGATTGGTGCGACAATCATGAGGGTAACCAAAAATCGAGAGATATGGGTACCAACGTTATCGGTAGTCGAGCCCGTCAAAAACAACGTGCATGGGATTTAGCAACTCAGATGGTACAGTAACAGTAAGTAAAAGAGCCCCCGAGCAATCGGGGGTTTCTTTTTTTATTTTTAATATATTTTAAATCTGAATTCACGTAGATAGTTCACGTAAGTAGTAATCATTACTATTAATTCACGTAGGTACTTTATTTTTTTTAGTCAATTCACGTAAATACTTAAAATTTTAAGGTAATATTCACGTAAATAATAGTTTTTTAGGTGCCGTTCACGTAAATAGTACGCTAATAATACCTGTAAATGTACACGAACGATACACAACCCTATTAAATATATTTATTCTATATATAGAGCATACACACCCTACTAAACAAAATTAATTTATTTTTTATGGAACTTTTTTATTTATAAAGCATATTAAGGGTATAGTTTTTAATTATTTGAAAGGAAAAAAATGAAAAAATCACACGTAAATAGTAAAAATATCGAGAACCTAAAGCACTCAATTAGAATTGTAAGGGCTGAATTGAATGATGTAAAAAAATACGAGAATAAAAATTCAAGCGTATTAGAAGAATCATTAAAACAAGTAGAGATAAATTTAATGAACGTATTGCAAGATACTTACAACCTAAAATATTAAACTAAAACTAGGGGGGTATTTATTGCCCCCCTAAAAAAACTTTGGAACTTTTTAAAAACTCAATCGTAAAACTATACAAAGAAAGGAACTAAAATGAAATTACATTACACAAAATATACAGCAAATTATAAGGAATTTATTCTTGGTTGTTTGGACGTTGAAGATACAATGAAAGAAGAAGAACGGATTAACTACATTTGGGACAGATTCAGACAAGAATACGGACATATGATAGATAAAGTAGGCGAACAGAAAGCCTTGTCCGAGTGGCTGAGTGGACTTGCACTCCCTCTACCATTTTACAACTACGATATAATAGAACTTGCTAAAAGTATGGGTTCGGTTGACGAAAACTTAACAGAAAAACAAGAAGATAAAATATTAGAGAACTATTGGGACTTTATGGCTCTAATGATTATCAGAATGAAAGGAGCTTAGAAATGGATTATTACGGAAAGAACAAAGTAATTTCAAGGTCAAGACTTGGGACAACAATAGATGAGCTAAATACAATGCTCGATAAAGCTGTTTATCTATTGGAGAGAGCGACACACTACCACTACGAACCTACTCCGATAGATAAAGAAATAAACGAGTTCTTATGGCGTGTTAACTTTGAAAGAGAAGAACATAAATTATAATAAAGGAATAAAATTATGAAACGTATAGTAACAAAAATTGACAGCCACCGAAACGGAGTATCCGGTATGCCCTTTTATCTAGGGATGATTTTGGACGATGACGGAACGAAAAAACTCTTTATAACATTTCCGGAGTACGGAGAAGAAGGGAGTAAAGAAGAAGACCGAGTAGTGTCCGGTAGTTGCAGGACAGCTATCTTAGACTTAGATTTACTTAAAGATGATGTGATAGAGTTTGGTCAAAATAGTTGGAGAGGCGACATTTACCACGACTTGATAGTGGATACGATAAATGTTAAAAATAAAGTGGAACTTTTAGAACTGCAAAACATATAACAAAAAACAAACGAAAGGAAAAAACAATGACTTTAGAAACTACACAAATGTTCAGTTGTGATGACTGCGAAACAGAGATTACGATTGATATGGAGATACGATACAGAGGATATTCAGACGACGACGGATTCTATTGTTGGAAGGCAACAGAAGAAAAGCTAGTGGACGAGTACGAGTGGACTGCTGACAGAGAAGACGACCTGCACCTATGCGATGCTTGTTCATCAGAGGAAGCAGAGGCCTAGTTATGAACAGAATAGAAATAAACACAGACGACCAATACTTGGACTTGTTCGATGTGCCTACTACACTAACCTTTGACGAGCCGGAAGAAAAATATTGCGACTATCGAGTAAACGAAGATGAAGATGAGGATATGCGATTATGGTCGATAACCATCAAGGGTCGGTACACGTACAGATATACTCATACATTTCCCCAACGCTACAAGTTTGCGTTTCGATTACAGCGTGGCGAGATTGACGGATTCTTGAAGGTGCCGTTGATTGATGACAAGACCTTAAAAATAGATATAAGAGCAAAGGACTCGAGCAAATGGAAACTCAGAGAAAAAAACTATTTACCGGATTGGCAAGGTGTACGGATAGAAACGAGTGGCGTGTATACTACGGATATGGATGCTGTACAAAGATACAAAAGAGGACTTAAGATAGCTCTACATATGAAGCAAATAGTAGACGTATGGATAGCCAAAATGATAACAGCAGATATGAGCAAACACGAAGAATACATTTCCGAGAAAGAATAAAATAGTTGGGAACTAATTAGAACTACCATCATATAAAGGTCAAAAGAAAGGATAACCAATGGATAAAATAGCAGAAGCATACATAAGTGAAGAGTTCCCCCTCAACCTATTCGAGAGTTGGGATGTGGTGTTGGAGCTGTTCAAGAACATAGAAGAAACGACAGATGAGGACTCAAAGGAGATGTACGATAAGCTACCTTCAGAGGTCAAGGTCTACCGAGGTGTTCTAACTGACGACAGACTCAAGTATAATCTAGGCGTATCGTGGACGACTGACAAGAAGGTGGCTGAGATGTTTGCCTTGAGGTTTGCAAAACTTGGAGGAACGCCATACCTAATGGAAGGCGAGGTAAACAAAGAAGACATACTATATTTTACCAACGCAAGAGAAGAATCAGAGGTGCTGATAGACTCAGAGGATTTGATTTGGGTAGAGGTAGATGAAATAAATGGGAACTAATTACTAATTAATACATATAAACAATAAAAACAAAAGGAGCAAAACAATGGGTAGATTTTATAACGGAGATATAGATGGCAAGTGGTGGTTCGCAGTACAATCATCAGACACACCGGAGAAGTTTGGTGGCTATGAAACTCACATAGACTACACAATATGCAATGATGATACGTTCAAAGACAAGGTTAAGCAGCTTGAAAATGATTTAGGCGATAAGCTCGAATGGATTACGCAGTTCTTCAAAGAGAATAGCTTTTACAACGATGCTGATTTTTTAGAGTATTTGATGAAGAAGAATCCAAGTTACGATAAATCAGAGCTGAGTCAAGACCTAGAGAACTTTGCAGACTATGAGTTTGCGATGCAAGTCAAACAACACTTCGAAGATACCGGCGAGGACTATTGCAACGTATCTTCAGAGCTATAAGAAAAGGAATGAACAATGAATGAATACGATAAAGAAAACTACGAGCTACAACAATACGCAGACTCTTTGGTGGACAGCGTGATTGAGCTAGAGAAGAAGAACGCAGAGCTAGAGAATGAGTGCAGAGAGCTACGCAACGAACTAATTAAAATGAGAGGGGTGAAGTGATGAACAACTATGAAAAAGTAGCTAGGTGGATTTATCACGAATGTGATGAACCTATTACGGAAATAGCGTGGTTACTAGAAGAGGTTGAAGAGTTTTGGATAAATCAAGACAGGAGTTTATCTACTGAATACGATGGAGTTTTTGAGTATATCACTAAAAGTGAGGTGGAGTGATGGAGTATAAAGTAGGTCAAAATGTAAATCACGATGGATTCATTCTTGAATTATGTGAATATCTTGGTGATTATTATTGGAAATGTTGGTGTTTAAATGAGTATTGCATTCTACATGAGGATGATTTTAAACTAGAAAGTGAGGTGG